CCCGAGGCAGATTTCCGTCTCTGAGAACGAAACGGTCGTTTCCTAGAAGGGCAACGTCGTTGCGCGGCTACGGGACGAGGCACCAGTCGGAACGGCGCAGATGGAGGGTGATCGTGCTGGGGGGTCAGGTGCGGTGCGCTCGAGGTGCGGACTGTTTGAAGGCTGACGTGCTGGACGGGGTTCCGGTGGGTGGGTTCATCCATCCTCTGGAGCCGTGGGATCTGGATCACTCGGATGACCGCCGGCGCTGGATGGGTCCGGCCCATCGGGCCTGCAACCGGAGTGCCGGCGCTCGGAAGCGGAACGCGAAGACTCGGAGGTCGAGGGCATGGTGACGGCGTACGATCTGGCGGTGCCACTCTGCGAGGAGTTGCGCCTTGACCCGAACCTTGTGCGCCGGATTACGTTGACGCCGATGCTGCTCGAGGCCGAGGTCTTCCTGCTCAACGCCGAGGGCGAGAAGTACGTCGACCCGATGACGGACAGGCCGGCGACGGTCACGCGCACGATCCCGATTCATCCTGGGGAGTCTGACCAATGGTGACGATGACCGATCTGGTCATGCCCCGGATCTGCCATGTGCCTGACGCGGCGGACTGGTCGATCGGTGACCACGCGGTGGAGTGGTGCCGCGAGCACAAGCTGCGGCTGGATCCCGAGCAGGAGTTCATGCTGCGCTCGATGCTGGGCGTCGACGAGCACGGGCGCTGGCAGTCGTTCGAGTTCGCCTTGTCCGCGCCACGCCAGAACGGCAAGGGCGAGGTGCTGCTGGCGCGCGAGCTCTACGGCATCTTCGTGCTGGACGAGCGGCTGATCATCCATTCGGCCCATGAGTTCAAGACCTCGGCTCGCCACTTCCAGCGCCTCGAGAAGGCGATCCGCGACAACGACGATCTGCTCGCCCTGGTGGAGCGGTCGGGCCTGGGGACGCAGCGACTGGTCGGGTTCCGCTACTCGCACGGCGACGAGGCGATCACGTTGCAGGACGGGTCGAAGATCGAGTTCAGGACGCGGACGAAGTCGGGCCTGAAAGGTGTCGACGATGTGGCGCTGCTGGTGCTCGACGAGGCGCAGATCCTGAGCGAGTGGGCGCACGGCACGATGGTGCCGACGTTGCGCGCCTCGACTGCGGAGCGTGGGCCGCAGCTTGTCTACGCCGGCAACGCGCCCGACCAGGACAAGGACGATCACGCGATCGTGTGGACGCGGGTACGCGAGCGCGGCATCGACGGGGTTGAGGATTCGCTCGTCTACCACGAATACTCGCTGGACTTCGAGTCCCCGGACGAGGTGCCAGAGGATGTGGCGCGCGATCCGGCGGCGTGGCTCGAGGTGAACTGGGCGATGGTCAGGGGCCGCGTGACGGAGAAGCACATGGCGAAGGAGATTCGCCTGCTCGGCTGGCGGCAGTTCGTGACCGAGCTTTTGAACGTGGGCGACTACCCGGACACCGATCTGGTCGGCAACCAGGAGATCAGTCAGGAGAAGTGGGAGGCGTGCGAGGATGCTGAAGCCGTACTGGTGGATCCGATCTGCATTGCGTTCGATGTGGCACCGAACCGGCGGACGACTATCACGGCGGCAGGCTTGAACGAGCGGGGCCGCAAGATGGTGGAGATGGTCAGCTGCCGCGCCGGCACGGGCTGGGTGCCCGAGTATGTCGTCGGCCTGTGCGAGAAGCATGAGGTGATCGAGCTCGTCTGTGACGGCTTCGGTCCGGCGAACGCCATCGCGAAGCAGATCGAGGAGCAGACCGGACTGGATGTGCGGCGGCTGAAGACGGGGGAGTACGCGGACGCCTGTGGGCAGTTCGCGACCGCCGTCGAGGAGAACGACCTGATCCATCTCGGCCAGGAGGAGTTGTCGACCTCGGTGCGCGGCGCTCGCACCCGGCCGCTCGTCGATCGCTGGGCGTGGTCGCGTTCCAAGTCGAAGACGGATCCTGGCCCGATCATCTCGTCCTCGATCGGCTTGTGGTCGGCAATGGACAGGGACATAGCGAACAGCGAGGTGATGATCTTCTGATGGTGAGGGGACTGCTCCTGATCTCTCTCGGCGCTGGACTGGTCGGGGTCGTGGACGTGCTGTGGGGCGGCGTCTGGAAGACGGAGGGCTGGATCGTCGTCTGCCTTAGCTCGCTGGTCGCGGCCCAGGTCGTCGAGAGGATGCGCGCATGAGTCTGCTCGATCGCATCCTCGGTCCGCGCCCCGCTGTGGGCCAGCCGATCGTCCACCGCGAAGAGGCTCTCATGACGCGCGACGTTCAGCCCCTCGAGGGCACCAACATGAACCTCTGGGATTCGATCATCCCCAACTTCTGGACCGAGAACGGGCTCAACGCCGCCGGTCAGATGTTCTGGCCCGGTAACGGCCTGCTCGCGGAGCGGACCTGGATCTCGAACCGCTGCATCCAGATGAACGCGCAGCAGATCGCTTCGATGCCGCTGCGCTTCGAGGCACCCAACGTCGTGGACGCGACGGAGCCGATGTGGGTCTGCAACCCTGATCCGCTCTTCTACCCGAACGGAGTCTCGGACGCAATCTTCGCGCTCGTCGCTGACATGTACGGCTGGGGGTACGCGCTCGCCTACATCACGCAGCGGTACGCGAACGGCTTCCCGCGCAACTGGACGACCATCCCGGCCCGGATCTGCGAGCCGCTGTGGCGGGACGGCGTGCGTGAGTACAAGATCCTGGGCGGGGACACTCTCGACCCGGCGGACATCATCCAGATCGACCGCAACCCCGGAGCGCAGGCAACCTTCCAGGCGCACGGCACGCCGACGATCCGCGCCTACGCTCAGCTGGCCTGGGGTCTGCTCGCCGCCGGCAACGCGGCGCTCGAGGTGAACACGGGCGGGATCCCGAAGGTGGCGCTCAAGTCGCAGCGGAAGCTGGACTCCGCGCAGGCTGAAGCGATCCAGACTCAGTGGCAGGCGAGGACGTCGGCGCGCTCCGGTGCGCCTCCCGTGCTGCCGCCGGAGCTCGACTTCGAGCAGCTGTCGTTCAACCCGAAGGATCTGTCGCTGCTGGAGAACCAGGACTTCAACGCGGTCGCGCTCGCGGCTGCGTTTGGAATCCCCGCCATCCTGTTGAATCTGACGGTCGGTGGTGGTCGCGGCAACGCTAGCCTGACCTATCAGAACCCAGGGATGCTGGGCGAGATGTGGTGGCGCTTCGAGTTGCGCCCGACCGCGAAAAGGATCGCGGACGCGTTCACCTCGCAGGCGCTGCCGTCAGGCCAGTGGGTCTGGTTCGACGCGAACGACACGTTCATGCCGCTGCATCTCGAGCAGGGAGTCACCGCCGGGCCGTTCGCCACTGAGGCTGACGATCCGCAGCGCGCGGATGAGGATGCCCCACAGACGCCGGACGCCCCGCCGACAGCGGGGGCGTCGCCGGCCCAACAGAACCAGCCGCCACAGCCGCGACTGGTCGGACTAGGGAGGAACTGATGAGCGAAGTTGTGGAAGAGGCCAAGGTCGGACGCGACATCCTCGTCCGCACTTTCGCCGTCCAGGCACAGGCGGGTGACGGGCGCACCATCAACGTGCGCGTCGTCCCGTTCGACGAGGTGGCGGACGTCGCGGATCCGCCCGACTTCAAGCCGTACAAGGAGCAGTTCATGCCGGGGGCGTTCGCGCGCAACGTGCCTCACGCGCACCGGATCAGGTTGCGCTCCGATCACGCCGCGCTCGACGAGAAGGGTGGCCGCAAGCCAGGGACATACGGCATCGTCGGCACGGGCAAGACTTTGACCGAGACTCCCAGTGGGTACGAGGGGGAGTTCCAGTTTCTCGACACGCCGGAAGCGATGACCGCACGCGAACTCGTATTGAACGGCGGCTACGACGGCGTATCCGCAGAGTTCCTGCCGATCAAGTCGGGGCGTACCAACGACGGGATCGTGCAGCGTCAGATAGCGCACCTGGACAGCGTCGCGCTTGCGTGCGGTCCCGCCTATTCGACCGCCACGATCCTGTCGCTGCGCGAGGAGCAGATCGTGGACGAGTCGATGTTGCCGCCGCCGCCGAACCTTGCTCTGCTCGAGCGATGCGCGGAGCTTGGCATCGATCTTCCCGAGGGTATGGCGATGCTGCTCTCGCGCGCCTACGTCGAGACGGCGTGGGACGGGTCTGCCGGCCGCTACGACACACCCGAGGCGTACTGTGCCGCCGCCGCGATCGACCTGAACCCAGCCGGTGGCGCGAAGACGAAGGACAACTGCCACCTCCCCTACAAGGAGCCGAGCGGCGAGATCAACGTCAACGGCGTCAAGGCTGCTCTGTCACGGATCGGCCAGGGGTTCCCGAACGATGCCACGCCGGCGCAGCGCGACTCAGCCAGAGCGAAGCTGGAGAAGATCCTGGCTTCCTACAACTCGATGAGTTCATCCACCTGATCCTCTACTCTTGAACCGCTCACAACAGGCGCACCTCGAGCCAACAGGCACCCCGGCGCTGACCGGCACCCCTGACATCGACACCCGCCGCGCAATGTCCATGTCAATCAGTACGGAGGTGTAAAACGATGAGTGCCGACACGACCCAGTCGGAGACACGGCTGGCGACGCTCCTCGACGAGCGCCAGATCATCACGGAGAAGTGGGAGGCGCTGAACGCGTCGATCAACGCCCGTGACGAGAAGTCGCTCTCCGAGACGGAGCAGGAGCACGTTCTGATGTACCGCGAGCGCGTCACCACGATCGACGCGGAAAC